ATCTGTACTACTGGGATGCTGAGGCAGTGAGAGAAGATCAGACTGGCCCGAGCAAGACACGACGTTTTACATCTTCCGATGGTGCTACGGCGCGATCATTGGGAGAAATATCGAGCGGCAATGAGGGATCAGGCGCATTGTGGACTGATACAGGCACTCGCAACATCCGCTCCGTGTGGACTATCACGCCGCAGCCGTTCAAGGAAGCGCACTTCGCAACTTTTCCCGTGGAGCTGGCCGCGCGGTGCATCGCCGCTGGCACCAGCGAGCGCGGCGCTTGCCCGACCTGCGGGGCACCGTGGGAACGGGTCACGGAAACGGAATCGGTAAGGTCTCAGGCTGAGAGATCCCGGCTCGGTTGGGATGAACGGCCCAAAGCGATGCAAAGTGCAACGAGCAAGACAAGCGGCTTATCTGCATCGAACAGCCATTCATCAGATACTCCGCAATCACCTCGTGTAACAACCCTCGGCTGGCGTCCAACCTGCTCCCACGATGCCGAGCCTATTCCGTGCGCCGTTCTCGACCCCTTCATGGGTGCCGCTACCACCATCGTAGCGTGTGAGCAGCTCGGCCGGCTGGGGCGGGGCATTGAGCTATCGCCACAGTATGTGGCCATTGCCCTTGAGCGCCTGGAGGGCCTCGGGCTCAGTCCGAAACTCGCATGAGAGGCCGCAAGCCGACCCCCACGAAACTGAAGATCCTGGCCGGCACGCGGAAGGCGCGGGTCAATCACCAGGAGCCAAGCCTCCCGCCAGCCCGGCCCGAGATACCCGAGCACCTTGACGCCCTGGCCCGCGGCGAGTGGGAGCGGCTCTGCCCGATCCTCGAGCGCATGGGGGTGCTCACCGAGGCGGACGGGGCGGCCTTAATGCTTTACTGCGAGGCTTACGGGAAGTGGCTCCGGGCTCGCGGCGAGGTTCAAAGGCGAGGGCTCCTGATCGAGGTCACGAGAACCGTCACCAGCAAGCGGGGGGCGACGATCGAGACGACGGGCCAGGTCAAGGCCAACCCGGCGGTCATGATCGAGATTCAGATGGCCCGGCTCATGAAAGAGATCCTGATCGAGTTCGGCCTCACGCCCTCGGCCAGGTCGAGGATCAAGACGAACGATCCCGGCCCGCGCGATCGGCTGGGCGAATTCCTGGCACGGCAGAAGGCCCGCTAAGCCATGCCCGCGGTCGCGAAAGCCAGGGTCGCCAAGAAGTGGATCCGCGGCCCGGCCGATCGCCTGGCGATCGAGCAGGGATGCTACTTTGATCCCTCGATTGGCAAGGCGGCTTGTGAGTTTATCGAGACGTTTTGTTGCCAGTCCAAGGGCCGCTGGGCGGGGCAGCTCCTGGTCTTGCTCCCTTGGCAAACGGACTTTTTAATGCGGCTGTTTTCGTGGCGCTCGCCCGATGGCAAGCGGCGTTTCAAACGAGCTTATCTAGAAGTGGCCAAGAAGAACGGAAAGACGACACTCTTGAGCGCTCTCGCGCTCCTGCTCCTGATCGCCGATGGCGAGGGGGCGCCAGAGGTCTATGTTCTGGCGGTCGATCGCGACCAGGCGAGCATCCTCTTCGATGAATCGGCTCGCATGGTCCGGTCTTCTCCCGAGTTTGCAAGTCGGCTCGAACTCGTGGACTCGCGCAAGAGGATCATCGATCCGATCGGCAACGGCCGGATCGTCGCCGGTTCGGCCGAGGTCTCTCAGAAGGATGGAGTATCCGCGAGCTGCGTGATCTTCGACGAGCTCCACAGATCCAAAACGCGGGATATGTGGGACGTGATGGAGTACGCCGGGGCCAGCCGAGAACAGCCCCTCAAGATCAGCATCACGACCGCAGGGGAAGACACCGCCGGAATCTGGCACGAGCAACGCGAGTACTCCGAAAAGGTGAATGCTGGTGTGATCCCGGACATCACCCATCTCGGCGTCGTCTATCGGGCCCTTGAGGAAGACGACATCGACGATCCGGCGACGTGGCGGAAGGCGAATCCCAGCCTCGGCCACACGATCAGCATCGATGACTTCCGCCGGGAGCTGGCCGAGGCCAAGGAAGTCCCAACAAAATTGGCCAACTTTCGGCGCCTCAGACTCAATGTAGTCACCCGTGGGGATCAAGCCTTCGTTGGTATCGAGCAATGGGACGCATGCAACGACTTTCGAGCAGCATTGGGCCACGCCAACCTCATAAGCGAAGGGCCGGTTGTAGGCGGGCTCGACCTCAGCACGGTGGACGACTTGACGGCACTGGCCATCGTCAACGGGAGCATTGATTCCGAAGTGGGCGTGGAGATGGCTTTCTGGCTCCCGGAGGAAAACATCGTCGATCTGGAGAAACGTCATCAGGTGCCGTATCGGACCTGGGCCGACATGGGGCTGATCACGCTCACGCCGGGCAACGTGATCGACTACAGCTTTATCCGCCACCACATCAACGCCCTGGCCCAGGAGAGGGACCTGGTCAAGCTGCTGATTGACCCGTACAACGCCACCAAGCTCGGCCTCGAGCTCAAGGAACAGGACGGCCTACCCATCGAATATATCCGGCAGGGGTATCTCTCGCTCTCTGGCGCAACCAAGGAGCTGCTCCGGCTCATCCTCTCGGGCCAGCTCCGTCACGGCGGCCACCCGATCCTACGCTGGCATGCCTCAAACTGCGTGGCCGAGCAAGACGCCGCCGGCAACATCAAGCTCAGCAAGAAGAAGAGCCAGAAGAAAATCGACGGCATGGCCGCCCTGGTCAATGCCATCGCCGCGGCTGTCGGCAACCTCGCCGGGCAAACCGTCCATGAATCCCCACTGTTACTCCTTTGATACCCGACTCTCAACCCTGGGAAACCCATGTCGCCGTCGCCGCCCCGACGCCAGTCGCGGCCAGGGAAGAGCGCTCGATCATCGGCGAGGAGCTCTGGCTGCCACCGTGGACCGGCGGCACCGCGGGAATCCCCGTCACTGAGCGGACCGCGCTCGAGCTGCCGGCCATGCTGGCGGCCCTCACCGTGCTGGCGACCGATACCGCCGTTCTGCCCCTGAATGTCTACCAGCGGCTGCCGGACGGCGGGCGGATCCACCGGTATGACCACCCGGTCGAGGAGCGGCTGGCCCTCAACCCCGATGGCGAGGGAGAGACGACGGCCGTTACCTGGCGAAGCGCCTGGATGGGCCACACGCTCACCCACGGCAACGGCTATGCCGAGATCCAGCGCACCGGCCGCGGGGCCATCTACGGACTGCATCTCCTCGACCCAACCACCACGGCCGCCACCCGCCAGGATGGCAAGCTGCGGTATCGGATCGATGGCGGCAAGTACCTCCCGCCCGCCAATGTCTTGCACCTGGCGGGCCTCGGCTATGACGGAATCAGCGGCTACTCCTATGTCAGGCTCTTGCGGCGTGCCATCGGCGTGGGCATCGCCGAGGAGACTTTCACCGCCGACTATTTTCAGAACGGCGCCGAGCCTGGCGGCGTGGTCGAGACCCCGCAGAAGCTGGCCCCCGAAGCCGTGCGCACCCTGCGCGACGGCTGGGAAGGTCGGCACGGCGGCCCCGGCAAGCGGCATCGTCTGGCCGTCCTTCAGCAAGGCGCGAAGTGGAACACCACCTCCACCGACCCGGAGAAGGCCCAGCTTGTCGAATCGCGGAAGTACCAGCTTTTGGAAGTGCTCCGGGCCTGGCGTGTGCCACCGCACAAGGCCGGTGACTTCAGCCAGAGCCACCTCGCCAACATCGAGGCGTCGAACCTCGATTACCTGATGACGGCCCTCATGTACTGGCTGGTCGCGATCGAGCAACAATGCCACCTCAAGCTGTTCACCCCCGCCGAACGAGCGAGCGGCCTCTACGTCGAGCACAACGTCAACGCGCTCTTGCGGGGCGATATCGTGAGCCGGTTCGCGGCCTATCACTCTGCCCTGGCCGATGGCTGGATGAATCGCGACGAAGTAAGACAGAGGGAGAATCTGAACCCGATCGGCGAAGAGACGGGCGGGGATAAATTCCTGGTTCAATTAAATCAAACGACTTTGGACAAAATAGGGGAAGACGAGAGTTTGGAGACACCTGCCGAGGCGGCAACCGAGGAGCAGACCTGCGAAGAGGTCGAGCCCGATGAGCCCGCCGCGGTCGAATCAGTCAACGGGAACGGCCAGGTGAAAGAATGACGCCCATCGCTCAGATCGTCGCCGGCTACAGCCTGGGCCAGCTCGCCATCGCGGTCGTCATCATCGCGGCCGTCGTCGCCCTGGTCTATGTTGCGCTGCGGCAATTCGGGATC